CCCTGCCATCCGTCACGGGCCAGGCAGCACAGTTGGGCGTGTCATTCACGGAAATGCTGGCCGTGATGAGTACGTTGACGGGCGTAACGGGTAACACGTCAGAGGTGGCCACGCAGCTTGCAAGTGTGCTGACCGCATTAACAAAGGAGAGCAGCAAGAGCCAGAAGATGGCCGAGGAAATGGGTATTGAGTTCAATGCCGCATCCATCAAGGCCGCAGGTGGCTTGCGTAACTATCTGCAAGAGTTAGACCGTACCGTTACGGCATACGCCCAGAAGTCCGGCCAACTCAAAGAATCTATTTACAGCAAACTTTTCGGACGTGCCGAGGCATTGCGTTTGGTCAATGGCCTAACGGGAGAAATGGCCGCTAAGTTTGACGAAAACATTACCGCGCTGGATAACAGTGCAGGAACAATTGACAAGGCGTTTGAGACGATGAGCAGCACGGGAGCGGCCACAACTCAGATGCTAAAGAATCAGTTTGCCGCCGTTACCGACCTCATTGCAGGGATCGTGGGAGGCATACAGCCATATTTGAATTTTACCGCCCAATTGGGCATGACCATATTAAGCGTTACCAGCCTCACAAAAGCCATCAAGGGCCTCAACATTGCCCATGCTTTAATGATTGCCCGTACTAAGGCCGGAGGTGTGGCAATGCTGGCATTTGGTTTGAGGGCGAGCCGTGCCGCCGCTTTTTCCCGTGTGTTCAGTGCTGCATTGAAAGGTGTGGCGTTTCAGGCTACAGCCACTAAGATTGCAATACGTGGTTTGATGATGGCAACGGGTGTTGGTGCGCTCATTGCAGGTGTCACGTTTGCCGTTGAAAAACTAACGGGAGCATTTGAGGATGCCAGCGATGCCGCCGAAGATACGACAGAAAAGATTGACCGTGTGGCCGATACCGCCCAGCAGGCGCAGGATGCTTTTGCCAACAAGCAGTCAGAGGTGTACAGCAGTCTAATGACAAAATACACCCAATTGCAGACGGCATGGAAAGCACTGTCAACAGCCCATGCCAAAGCCCAATGGATTAAGGACAACAAAAAGGCATTTGAGGAATTGGGGTTGAAGATAACCAACGCTAAGGATGCCGAAGATACGTTTGTCGGCAATACCGATGCCGTTGTGGAATCGTTCAAGGCCAGAGCCAAAGCCGCCGCCCGTCTGGCACAACTCACAGAAGAGTACCGAATCCAAATGGATTTGGCCGATGAGATTGCCCGTGGTGATGAGCAATACCGCCAAGAGAACACCGTGCAGGCAGGCGAGAAAGTCAGACGTGAGGGTGAATTTTACCCGGCTGGCCATTCAGCCGAGAAAGGCATGGAGTACGTCAACAGCGGTGGCCATTGGGTTTATACTGATAAGGGCGCAGCACAGCACAACGCCAATATCGGCAAAAACCCCAATATGCAGAGCAGCCGCGACGCATTGGCAGCATCCCAAGAGCGCAGCAGGAAAATCGAGAGTGACATTGCCGCCGATGCCAAAGCCGCCACGGCTAAGGTTAAACCCACGCCTACCAGAACAACTAACACAACCAACACAAAGGGCGACCCCAATAATGACAAAATCATTGAGGGCGCAAAGAGTTATGCCGACCTTACACACAACATCGGTGTGTATAAGAAGCAGTTGGAGGCAGCAGACCCAGCCAACAAGCAGCTTATTACATCTTTGCGCCAGCAGATTGCCGAAGCCGAGGAAGCAGCACAGGCCGCAAAGGATTTGGCCAACGGATGGGATTTGCAGAACCCCGACACGCTGGAAGAGATAGACGAGGCCATCAGCCGCCAACAGGCGTTGAGAAAAAAGGCCAGTGCCGAGAATCTGCAAGGCATTGATGCCGAAATTAAGCGTTTGCAGGGATTGAAAGCCCAGATGGAGCGTAATGCCAAAGTGCCGACACCCATTGAGCAAATCCACACGTATGAGCAATTGGATGAGGCATTGGCCATCTACAATGACCGCCTAAAGGTGGCCACGGAAGAGGAACGCGCCCAAATCCAAACTCAGATTATCGAGTTGGAGAAATTGCGTAAGAAATGGGATGCCACATTGGAGGCAATGAAAAAGCCAGGCCCCATTGGTACGCTAAAGACCATCGAGGATTTAGACAATGCCATTTCCTATTACGGCCAACTCCAAAAACATCAGAGTGCCGATGAGATTGCCGCCACCCAGCAAGTCATACAGGCATTGGAAGCCAAGAAAAAGGCTATGCAGAGGCCGATTGAGTTGGCAGGGATGCAAAAGGAAATTGACGAAATCAACGCCCTAAGTGGCCGTGAGTTCAAGGTGAAGATTAAGGGCATGGGATTTGATGCCCTCACTGACAAAATCCGCGAACTGCAAAAGGCCCTCAACGATATTGACAACCCACCGACCGAGAATCAGCGAAAGCAGATTGAGGGCATGATTGCCACATACGAGGAATGGCGCAGAAAGTCAATCAGTGCGTTTGATACAGCCCGAAACGGATGGGATGGTATCAAGGGCATTGGCAACTCCATTCAGAGCATTACGGACGCGCTGGAGGGAAACGGCAACGCATGGCAAAAGACTGTTGCGCTCGTTGATGCTTTCATCGGTTTGTATGAGGGAATCCAAGCCGTCATTGGCATCATCAATTTGTTATCGGCTGCATCGTCAGCCCACGCCGTGACCAAAGGTGTTGAGGCAGGTGCAGAGACCACAGAGGCAGCGACCAGGGAGGCAGCGACCGCCGCCAATGTTGCTGCATCCGTGGCCCAGATTGCGGCAAACAAATTGGAAACAGCATCGTGGGCAGAGTTGGCCGCAGCCATGACATTTGCCGCCCACGCTTACATACCATTTGCAGGAACGGCCATTGCCGCCGGAATGATTGCAACTCAGCAGGCGTTGATATTGGCCGCAGGTATTCCGAAGTACGAAAAGGGTGCTTTGGCATTTGGCCCCACGTTAGGCATATTCGGTGAGTACGCAGGTGCAAGCCACAACCCCGAAGTCGTGGCCCCGTTAGACAAATTGCGCTCCATGATTGAGCCATCCGAGGGAGGCATAAGTGGTGACGTGCGATTTGTCATTGATGGTGACAAGTTAGTTGGCATTTTGAAAAGAAGAAACAACCAATCCAAGCGAAGTTAAGCAATGAGCAAGCAGTTACGATACAGAGGTGAGTTTGTCAGCCGCGCAGGTGTTGTGTGGCGTGTTGACATCATGCAGGATGCCGACCAGCCATTTGACAGCATCGGTGTGCTGACATTCGAGGCTGAGGAAACATTGCTCATGGAATGGGAAGAGAAAAGCAAAGAGGAAGTATTGCAGGGCTGCATGGCCACACTCAAAGTGGAAAGCCCCGGCGATAGAACCTATGAAGATTTATACACAATCAAGGTTGGCCGCATCCGCATGGACGTGTACCGTAACAACGTGCTTTATTGGTGTGGTACGCTGGACGCAGAGTTTTACGAAGAGCCGTATGAGAAAGCCGCCAAGTACCCCGTGAGCCTCAAATTTTCCGATTTCGGCGTATTGGGCAGATTGAAGTATGATTTGGCAGGTATGCGCACCCTCAAAGAGATTGTGACCTATTGCCTACAACGTGCAGGGCTGACAGCCGACATTGACGAAAGTCTGATAAGCACCTGCATATCGGGCAGCACCCCCATGAGCCTAAAGGATTTGAAAGTGCGCAGTGATAATTTCTATGATGAGGATGGTGAGGCCAGCACCCTGCAAGAGGTGTTGGAGGGCATTTTGCAGCCATTGGGATTGCGCATGATACAAAGGTGTGGCAAGGTGTATGTGTACGACCTCAATGGACTTTACACCAAGGGCCAGGTAAAGCCCATGCAATGGGATGGTGACAGCCAGACAATGGGCGTTGATGTGGTTTTCAACAATGCCAAAATTACATGGTCAACGTATGCCCAAAGCGGCAATCTGGCCCCCGATGAGTGTTGGACGGAAGAGACAACCCCGAATGTGTCAAACCTCAACAACCTCAATCCTGCAAACTACAAGGGCAGTGATTATTTCACATACTATTTCCAGAATGATTTGGAGGGATGGGCAGATGCTACCGATAAGGGATTTACCATTTTCCTCAATACCAAGGGTAAGAACGCCACACTTTCCGACTATTTCACAACGGCAAGGTTTTTCAAGATTGTGCCGCAGTACGACGGGCAGGAATGTGAGGGCATTGCGCTCATGTACCCAGCCGTGCAGGGGTATAAGGTTAGTTATGGCGGTGGTTATCACGCTGAGATACGCCACGCCCGTATGGGTATCAACCCGGCATATATGCAGGGCACGTTGAATGATATTGACAAATACATCTTCAAAAGCGCATCCGTATGGATTCCGCCCGTGGATGATGCAAGCGATTTGATTTTGCGCATAAGGCTTGACATGATGGTTGACCCGCGTTTCAATCCCTTTGAGCAGGCTGAGAATTTCATGAAATGGGTAGAGCAGAAAGATTGGCAAGACCAATGGAACGCCAGAGGCAATTTTCTGTATATCCCTGTTACGGTCAAATTCAAGCCGTCTGGAAGTGATACGGTGTATTGTTGGGATAACCGTGCCATTGTCGCTACTGATATAAGATATGGTGTCGGCACGATCAATCAGTCATTGGGCGAATGGAAAACTTACACGGGCAACGACGATAAGCCCAATGTTTGGGGCTATCTTTGCTATTACGACCCCAACGACCGGGAAGAGAAAAGCGGTGTGGCCAATGGATGGGCAACAAACCGTCAAGCCATCAACCCACACAGGAATAAGATTGCATCAGTGCTGAAAAACAGCGAGGCAGGGCAGTATATCCCATACCCCAACTTTGGCGGAGCAGGTGGTGATTTATGGTTGGAAGTCAGAGGCGACGGATGGCAGATAAGCGATGGCGGCGTTAATCTGAGCAAAGACAAGATAATTGACACATACGGGCTGTTTTATGGCGATGATATGCGAAGCCCTAAGTGTAATTGGATTTTGGCGAAATTGCCTGAGATTGAGGTGATGAACAATGTGCAGTTTGACGCACCCATTAACACAGATGATGTGGAGTACAAAGCCACCATCAACGAGAGTGCCAAAGAGAGTTTGGAGTTAGACACCATTTGCGGCAGCAGCTCCAAGGGAGTGCCGACAGCCAGAGGCGCATATTTCAATGCCGACACGGGCAAACAGATTACGCAACTGACAAGGGCAGGGCGCACAACTCAAATCGAAGAGTTATTGATTGGTACGTTGTACAGTCAATTTGCCGACCGCCGTACAAAGTTGGAGGGCGAGGCCAAGATTGCCGCCGATGGTGTTGTGCCATATACTGAGCAGAACCAAGAGGGCAAGGTGTTTGTGCTGACAGCCGACACCCAGAACGCGATTGAAGATACCAGCCAAGCCGTGATTGTTGAATTGCGG